ACGGACCGACGATCACGTCGATGTCGGTATCCGCGTCCATCGCGGGGACGTAGACCGGGATCAGGCCCGAGAGCCGGCCGCCGGGGCCGCCGCCGGCCGTGAACGAGGCGGCGAGGTTCGAGTACAGCGGGGCGTTCGTGACCGGCGCCTTCGCGTCGATGAACGCCGCGACGGCGAGCGCGGACATCCAGATATGGGTCGGCGCGCGCTTGCTGGCGGCGATCGAGGTCGCCCATGCGACGCCGAACTGCGGATCCTCGGCATCCATCGCGCCGCCGTTGGCGACGGCGTGCTTGACCGTTGCTGAGTCGGTGTAACCCGCGAGCAGCGCGGTGATCGCCTTCATCTCGCAGTCGAGCGCGTAGGCCATCGCCATGTCGCCCGTGAGCAGATCGTAGAACGAGGAGCCGGCGCGCTGGATCATCTGGATGGCGATGTCGGCGCCGCCGAAGACGGCCTGGTAGGCGAACGTGCCCGTGCCGACCTTGGTCGCCGTCGTCGTCAGTTCGGTCTTCTGACCGCCGCCCTGGGTGCCGGCGACGGCGCGCGTGGTGATGATCGGCAGGAGCATCGAGGTGCCCTGCTCGGGCGGCGCGATCCGCCGGGTCGAACTGAGGAACGGGCGCTCGGCACTGATGAGGTCGTCGAAGTCCGGCACGAGCGTCGCCGGCACGAGGCCCGGCTGCTCGGTCGTCACGACGTCGTCGAGGGCGAGTTCCCGCAGCAGCGTGCCCGGCATCGACTCGCCGCGCGTGCGGCGCAGCGTGTACTCGACCCACGAGTGGAGCTTGGGCTTGCGCGGGGTCGGGTCGGGGATGCGGTACTGCGCCCGCTGCAGCTCGACCATGTCGTCGAACTTCTCGAGCAGCGAGTCGATCTTCGAGTCGGAGTTCGTCCGCGCGATCGCCTCTGCGATCGTGTCGGCCAACCCCTGGTAATCGACGGCCCCGCTGGTCGGGGCCTCAGAAAGCTCGGCCATCGGGCCTGTTCCTTTCTCCTGCGCGTGCAGGGCGTAGATGACGCCGGCCTCAGAGAAGGTCGGTGCCCAGGTGGTAGAGACCTCGACGAGTTGCGCCGAGTTCGGGCCGTAGACGGTCACGAGGCGTCCGTCGATGCGCTTGCGCACCGGGCCGCCGGGAACGTCGTTGAAGCCGATGGACGCCCCGGCGGACACGCCGTCGCGGGCGAGCGTCAGCTGGTCGTTGCCGCGCTCCGTGCGGCTGACGGCGAACTCCATGAAGGCGCCGTCGGGCTTATCGGTGAAGGTGCGGCCGAGCCCGGTCGGCGGGTCGGCGTGGTCCATGCGCAGGCGGACGTGGACGGGGTCGACCGTGCCGAAGGCGCCCTGCTCGAAGAGCAGCGCGCCGTAGCGCGGGTGCTCGGCGACGACGCCGTAGGGCATGATCCGCAGGCCCAAGCGTCGCTGATCGGCATTGACGGCGAGCGAGTGCTCGATGGGGACGTCGAGGACGTGTAACTCGCCCGCACCGCCGGCCTCCACAGCGACCTCTTCGGCGCTGGCTGCCTGGATGTCGGCCATGTGGGCGTCGAGGTGGCGCTGCGCGGCCTCGGCGTTCGTCAGGCCCTCCGTCTGAGGCAGGCGGGAGAGCGAGTTGCGCACGCCGGCCGCGTTCGGCGGGTCGCCGGGCTCGCGGTGGTGGGGCAGCGCCCAAGTGGACTGCACGGCCGGGTCGCCGTCGCGCCGACCGGCACAGACGGCGGCATACGCCGCAGCGGGATCGTCGGAGTTAGCACAGCGGGACATGGCCGCCCCGCCGTCCCAGGTGGAGTTGTCGACTTCGGCCAAACCAAAGACCTCCTACGCTGCGCTTGCGGGCACATGCGCGGAGGCCTCATCGATACCGGGCCTGGCCCTCAGTGGGGCTCTGCCGGACCGCTCTTCGATTGCCCGTGACGATAGGCCGGCACTACGGCCGCCGTCAAGTGCCGTACAGCGCCGCGAGTTGGCCCGCGACCGCGGGATAGTCGTGGTAGCGGCGGGCGTGGGCATGGCCGCGGCCGGCCCACTCCTCGCGCAGCGCCGCGGAGCGTATGAGCTCCTCGAGCACACGCACGAGCGGGACGTCAGGGGTAGGAGCGAGGAACGGCAGTTCGCCCCAGGCGGCGACCATCCGCTCGCGGACGGCCGGGTCGGGTGCCTCCGATACGACCGGGATGCCCATGGCCCAGGCCTCGACGGCGTTGTTCCCGTAGCCGTAGGCGCCGGGACCGACCTGGTCGACGAAGATGTCGGCGCCACCCTTGCGCCGTAGGCTCTCCTCCCACGCCACGCCCTCGACGCGCTCGAATGTGACGTCGTACCGCTCCGCGAGTTCACGCACGGCAGCGCGCACGAGATCGGCACCCTTGGAGGCACGGGTCGGACACTGGACGATGCGGACCGTGCCCGGACGCGGGTCGCGCCAGCGTGCGAGGGCATCGAGGTCGTGCGGTTGCGGCAGCCACTCGCAGACGGGCTCGAGCGCCTGCATCTCGAGGCCCGAGACGACCTGGCGGATGCCGTACTCGACGGCCTCGGCGCTCCTCCACTCGTGGCCGCTGATGAAGCGTCGGCCGTGATGGTGCAGGACAGCGGGCCGGGGACCGCCGAGGGCGCACCAGTGGCGCAGGCTGTGGCGCATGTGGAGGACGTCGGACCAGCGCAGCCAGCGGCGGGCATCGGCGGCATCGCGCAGGACGATATCGGTCGGATACCCGATGTACGTCGTCGTCCAGATCGCCGAGTGGACCTCGAGCCCCGGGACGTGGCGCTCGAGAAGCTCCTTGATCCGGGCACCCTGGCCGCCCGTGTCCTGACCCGGCGAGTAGATCAGGACCTTCACGCGCCGGCCATGTGCGCGAGCTCCTCGAAGCGCGCCAGCCACGCCGCCGGGGCATGGAAGCGCCGGACGTGCGCCAGCCCGCGTGCCGCCCATTCGGCTCGGCAGTCGGCGCTCAGGGCGAGCGCCCGCAGGTCGTCGACGAGATGCGGATAGTCGGTCCGATAGAACGGCAGCTCGCCCCATTCGGCCCGCATCCGCGGCAGGAGCGAGGACTCGGCGCCGGCGATGACCGGAATCCCCATCGCCCAGGCCTCGACGGCGTTGTTCCCGTAGCCGAGAAGGAACTGGTCGGCGTAGATGTCGGCCGTCGCCTTCATCCGCAGGCACGTCTCCCAGGGCACCGGACGACGCGGCCAGACGAGCTCGATGATCGGCAGGACGCGCACGGCGGCGAGGACGTGGGCCGTGCCCTTGATCGCCCGGTTGGTCGGCATGTGGGCGACGCGGACCTTCTCTCCAGGCGCGTAGTGCTCGGCTCGGACCGCGGCCATCTTGGGGATGTCGATGTTCTGCGGCTGCCAGTGCGCCGTGCCGCCCGACGGAACGAACGTCAGCAGGTCGACCGTCGAGACGACCTGCAACGCCCCGACCTTGGCCGCCTGGTCGTACTGGCGGCGCGGGTAGCGCCGGAAGCGCGTCCCGTGGTGGTGGACGATGAGCGGCTTCGGGTCACGCTCGGCGTGAGGCGCGCACTCCCGCGTGTCGTTGTGCGCCACGACGAGGTCGGCCCAGCCCCACGCTTCGGTGAGCGTCGCGGGCTCGAGATACGACCACATCTCGCCGGTCGGGTAGCCGAAGACGTGGTCGCGGTGGACGAGGACGCGCACCTCGTGGCCGGCCGCCTCGAGGATGGGCTTGCCGCCGATCGACTGGCCGCCCGTGTCGTGCCCCGGATGGAGATGCAGGATCCTCACGGGGCGAAGAGCAGTTCGATGACCTCGTCGTCATCCTGCGCGCCGACCACATCGAGGGCAGGGCGCATCCGGCGCACGACGTAGCCCTGCGGTTCGGGCTGCGGCGCGCCGGTGGTCACGCGCGGGACCCTGCCGGCCATGACGATCGTGGCGGGACTCGGGACGTATGTCTGAGTCGCCGCGATGGCCGGTGTCGCGGTCGCGAGCACGAGCGACGCGGCCGCCGGCAGAACGACGGTGGCGATGCGGACCGCCGGGCTCGCGCCAGTCGCCGTCAGGGCGGCCGGGTCGGGCACGACGGTGACGCTCGCGCCCACGCCGACCGCCGGGACGGCGCCGACCAGCGCGAGCGATGCGGCGGCCGGGAGGTAGGTCTGGGTCGCCGAGATGGCGGGGGTGCCAGTCGTGACCGTGACGTCCGCCGCATCGGGGGCGTATGTCTGGGTCGCCGCGATCGCGCCAGTCGCGCCTGCGATCGTGATAGCGGCAGCGGCAGGCTGGACGAGGATGTAGTTCTGCGCCACGACGTCGGGCGTGGCGCCCGCGATGCTGACCGCCGCCGCCGCTGGTGCGGCCTTCGGCCAGTCCTGCGCGACGAGCGCAGGGGTCGCCGTGCCGATGGTGATGGCAGCCGCCGCCGGCTGCACAAGCTGGTAGTTCTGCGCCACTACGGCGGGGGTCGCGCTCGTGATGCTGACCGACGCCGCTGCCGGTTGGATGACGGTGACTGTGACGACGGCGGGCGTGGCGGTCGCGATCCCCACGGCAGCCGCAGCGGGCGCCGCCGCTATCGGCAGCAGGACGGCGGGCGTGGCGCCCGCGACACTCACGGCCGCCGCCCCAGGGGCGACGCCGATCGGAGTGGCGACGGCCGGCGTGGCCGTGCCGATGGTGACTGCGGCAGCGGCGGGCTGCACGCCGACGCTCAGTACGACCGCCGGCGTGGCCGTCCCGATGGTGACGGCCGCCGCCGCTGGCTCGGCCTTCGGCCAGTTCTGCGCGACGATCGTCGCCGTCGCCGTGCCGATGGTGACGGCGGCAGCGGCGGGCTGGACGAGGACGGGCGGGATCTCGCGGACGGCCAGAGCGATGACGGCGAGGTCGTCGCTGATGTTCGCGCCGCCGACGTTGCGCGCCCCCTGCCCGGCTGTCGTCTCGTAGAAGGTCTCGATGACGTAGAGCCCGAAGTCGATGCTGCCGACGGCCGACGCCGGGGCCGTGCTGCCCGTGCCGGCCGCCGTGACGTTGGAGGTGCCCTGGTAGCGGCCCATGAACCGGAGCGAGTTCGTGCCGGGCGAGCCGTCGTCGATGGAGAGCAGGCCCGCATTCGTGGCGGTGCCGGTGCCGCTCGAGTTGCCCGCCGTCACCGCGGCCGAGCTGCCCGCCTGCGTCTTGACGCCGGGCAGGTAGACCTCGGTCGGTCCTGCTGCGGTGACGGTGTGGCAGACGGCGTAGAGGACGTGGGCCCAGGGCGTCGTATCCGAGCGGTTGACGACGACGGCCTTCGTGCCTGTGCCGCAGTTGTCGAGGTAGTAGGCGCGGACCGAGCCGGGCTCGGTATCGGTGTCGATGGCCGTGTAGGGAATGGCGGTCATCGTCGCCCCGCCGTAGGTGACGCTCGTCACCGGCGGCAGGGCGTTGGTGACGACACCGAAGACGAATACCAGCGCGCCGCGCGCAGAGGCGCCGCCCGTGTGGTTCCAGGTGAACGACGCCGCGCCGCTCTGCCCGGTGGTGCCGGTACTGCTCTCGGTAGTGGTGTCGTATGCGACGGCCACGGGAGGCTACCTCCCTCCCGGGCTAGGTGACCGTGACGTTGATGACGGCCGCCGCGGTCCCGCCGATCTGGAGCTTGTTGCCGTTGGTCGCGGTCACGTCACCGTGACCCGTGTCGAGCGCCGCGAAGCACAGGATGTACTTGGTCGCCCCGTCGTAGTAGATGACGGCCTGCTTCGCGACGAGGTTGGCCGAGCCTGCCGTCCACTCTACGACGGCCGCCTGGGTGATGGCGACATCGTTCGTCGTGACCGTCGCCGACACGAGGTCCACGGCGGCCCCGGCGGTCGTGTAGCCGGTGTTCGTGGTGCCGACCTCGTTGGTCGCCGCGTAGACGGTCGATGCCGCGGTGATCTGGTTCCACACCGTGTAGAGGGCGACCTTGAAGGAGCCCGAGTCGATGGGGATTGATCCGTCAAAAATGAGTTTGCCGGCCCCGTTGGTCAGGGTCCAGGGATCTGCCGCCATCGGTGTCTCCTCTACGCTGCCACTATCGCTCTGACCCGTCCGGCCTCATCTCGCCGGACCTGCTGGACCTGAGTCGAGCCATCGCTGTAGGTCTGATGGACGGCGACGACGAGCCCCGAGCCGTCGCGCTCGAACTCGCTGCGGACCGGGTGCGTGCCGTCTCGCCCGTCCGCGCCCGCCGGCCCTTGCGGTCCCTCCGGTCCGGTGGGCCCCGGCGGACCGGGCTCGCCCTGCGGTCCCTCGGCACCTTGCGATCCCTGCGGTCCCTGCGGTCCCTCGATGCGCACCACTTCGAGGGCCGTCGTCTGCAACGGGCGGACGGACTGCCCTTCGGCGATCCCGCGCAGGATCGCCTCGGTCGTGCTCATGCCGCGCCCTCGATCACCCGCATGATGCGGTCGTGGTCGTCGTACTCGACGTCAGTGACCGTCCGCTCCGTGGGCGCAGGCTGAGCAAGAGTGATAGGCGCATCGACCGTCACCTCGACCGCACCGGGCTCGATCGTCACGTTGGGCGCCGTGACCGTCGTCTCGGTTCGGACGAAGCCCTCGGGGAAGTGCACGTTCACGTTGAAGATCGGGACTACCGGGCCGGGTGCCGTCTCGGTGGGCGCTGCCGCGCCGACGTTGAGGAACTTGCAGCGCGGGCAGACGACCTCGAAGGTCGGGCCGAACTTGCCGAGCATCCGGTTGCAGCGCGGGCAGCGCGTCGCGGAGAGCGCGACCGGGATGCTGCCCGCCGGCGCGACCGCCGCGGGGGGCGAGGGCAGGACGGCCGCGTACTCGGCGTTGCCCGGCGACAGCCCCTCGGCCGCTCGTGCCTCCTCCATCGTGAGGACCCCGAGAGGGATGAGCGTGTTATAGACGTCCGAGCGGGTCTTGATGTCGGCGCGCAGGAGTCCCGAGCGGTCGAAGCGCGAGGCGGTCGAACGCGGCAGGAGGTCGCTGATGGCCTGCTCGATCGGCTCGAGGTAGTTCGGGTCGAGGCAGCCGCGCAGGAAGTTCGTCCAGATCTGCTCGATGTTCTGATAGGTCAGGCTCGTGCCCGACTGCGCGTACTCGAGCAGCGCGCCCGGGATGCCGAACAGGCGTGCCGCGTCGCCGTTCTGGTAGCCGCGCGCGTCGAGCATCTGCGCGCCCTGCGGGTTCACCTCGACCGAGGTCACGCTCTCGATGCCCTCGTCGATGATGCGCGGCACGTTGTTCGGGCGCCCGACCCACTGGTTGCGCAGCGCGTCGGCCTCGGACAGCGCCTCGTCCGAGTCGGAGCTGAGGTAGCCCTGCTTCTTGATGATCGTGCCGCCGTTGCCGCCGTCGGCGTAATAGTTGGCCGCCCACTGCTGCGCCTCGACGGCGACCGAGATGGCCGCCCCGGCGCGCTGGAGCGGGCCGCGCCCGCGCAGGGCGAACGGTTCGGGCAGGTACATGACGTGGACGAAGCTGCCCGTCGGGTTGGCGGCCGTGAAGCGCGTGCCCTGGACCTTGCCCCACTGATAGATCGGGTAGCGCCGATCGCGCGTGTTCTCCTCGACCGCGAGTTCGCCGAGCGGGACGTTGACGAGGGCGGACGCGATGCCGTCGGCGTCACGGCTCGCGATGTAGAGGACCGCCTCGCCGAAGGACGCCATGTTGTGCGCCGTCTGGGCGTAGAAGTCGCGCGGCGTCAGGTCGGGGTCCGGGCGGGCGATGAGGCGCGGCGTGTCGGTCATCAGCGCGCCGTTGCGGTAGCCCTGCATCGTGAGCGAGCCGACGGTGTTCGCGATGAGCGTGACGCAGCGCTGGATGGCCGGCACCCCGAGCGCCTCAGCGACCGACGGCACGCGGTGGATGCGCAGCGCCTGTGTATCACGCCGGACGGTGTTGATCTGCGTCTGGATATCGGGCCAGGCGATCTGCAAGGTACGGTCGGGCTGCATCGGCTCGAGCGTCAGAAACGAGCGGACGGCGTCGAGGAGGCTCATGTCAGAAGATCCTCGCTGGGGAGCTGCGCGGCCCGGTGACGGCGCCGACGGCCCGGATGGCGGCCAGAAGTGCGGTGATCGGCCGATCGGCCTTCGTCGGGACGGCCATCCAGCCTGCTCCGATAGCATGACGGGTCGCCCAGGGCAGATCGGCGCCGATGGCATCTTCCGTGCCCTGCCAGCGCAGCTTGCGGCCCTCGGCCAGGCGGACGAACTCGGTGGATGCGTTGACGAACTCGCGCCCGGTGACGCGCGTCGCGCGGTCGAAGTAGCGCAGGAGCGGTTCGGAGTACGGATCTCCGGCGACGCGCGAAACGCCGATGCGCCGGGCGAGCTTCACGAGTTCGGGACCGAAGGCCTCGAGGTCGATGGGTTCGCCGTGGACGTCGGCCGTGACCTCGAGGCGCACGCGGTCCTCTTCCTGCCAGGCGATGACGGCCGAGGCGCGGAGAGAGTTCACGTCCAGCCCGACGGCCATCATCGGGCGGACGGGGCGCACGACCTCGGCCTGCGCGTCCTCCCAGAGTTCGCCCGCAAGGAGCGCCGGTTGCGTCGTCGTCACCCAACGGCAGAGGTGCTCGGTCTCGAAGGTGGCGAGTGTGCCCGCGAGGCGGTGCTTCGTGTAGGCGGCCTCGAGCGTCTTCTGCACCGCGGGGTAATGGCCCATCGCGGGGTTCGCCTCAAGCCAGCCGGCGATCTCGTCGGGCTTGCGGGCGGGGTCGGCCGACCATTCGAGGAAGCACAGCGAGGGATCGGCGGCCCGTCGGTCCCGCACGGAGTTGAGGACGACGCTCGCATCGGAGCCGGCATTCGAGAAGTAGACGAGCTGCGGGTCGGTCGACATCGTGAGCGTCGGCTCGATGGCGCCCATCGACTCGAAGTCGTCGAACTCGAGCAGCTCGTCGATGACGACGAGGTCGTTCGACCAGCCGCGCGCACCGCCCCGGGATGACGCGGCGATGCGATAGCTCCCGCCGTTCGTGAGGACGATCTCCTCCTGTCCGGCTCCGAAGCGCGGCCAGATCGTCTTGCCGCGCCGCTTGGGGAAGAGCTCGGGCTTGGCCGAGAGCGCGTCCGCGATCGTCGCGAACATGCGCCGCGGGAGTTCGCGCGTCTGCGCGATGTGCATGACCTTCTTGCCCTCGTCGAGCGCCTTGACGATGAGCGGCTCGGCGAGCGTCGTCTTGCCGTTCTGCCGGGCGACGACGATGCATACCTCGCGGTAGAGATGCAGGCTACCGGATCCCTTCGCGGTCAGGTAGCGCCCCGCCACTTCCTGCCACGGCATGAGCGTCCGGCCAGTCAGCCGCGCCGCCTCGCGGAACTTCGCCAGGTCGGAGCGCGCCGGCGTCGGCGGGGCGATGCGCGGCTTGGCGTGGCCGAGCGGCTCAGGGCGGCGACGCGGCGCCCGCGCGGCGAGGGTCACGATGCGGATACCCCCAGACCAGGTGTCGCCGCTCTCTGTGGTCCTGCTGGACGCTCCGGCGTTCTCCGGGAGTAATCGCCTGTCAGCGGCGCATAGCGGGAGTTGCGTGTAGATATCCCGTCAAGGGTGGCGGTATTGACGTTCCCAGGGCTAAAAACGGACCGCCTCTTTCGCAGCGCAGCAGCAGGACGCGCACCCTTGCGCTGGTTGCACCGAGCGCAGGCAGCGACGAGGTTGGCACGATCGAGACGCGCTCCACCCTGCGCCGCTGCCTGGACGTGGTCGACCTGTGTCGCCAGCCCGCCGCAGTAACGGCAGCGATGGCCGTCGCGCCGCAGCACCTCACGCCGCGCCTTGCGCCAGGGCCGACCCTGCCGGAAGTCGTATGCCACTCACTTGCCCTTGGGCTTGGGCGCAGGCGGACGGTTGCCCTTGAGCCGCTGATCCGCCGGTGTGCCCTTGCTCGGCTTGCCGCCCATCGCTGCCTCCTTCTAGTTCGTGCGCCAGTAGTGGCCGATCGTCGCCCCAGCAGCCGCGCTCGCCCCTCAGTTCGATGACGTACACCTACACCGCTCCCGCGCCTGCCCAGAAAGCGAGGCCCACGAGAGCAGCGCCTTCTGCGTTGATGCTGCTGAGGAAGCCGAAGGCCACGAGCGCAGCGATAACGAAGCAGATGGCGGCGGCCAGATGCAGCAGCTTCACGGCAGGCATCAGGGCACCGGGTTGGGCTGCGACTGGCCGAGCGTCACGGCGCGCTCTGTGCTGCGCTGCGCCGCTGCGGTGCCCTCCTTCTGGAAGGCCCATCCGACGATGATGCCGACGATGCCCGTGATGAAGGGGACGAGCTGCTCAGACGGCACCTGTGAGGGCACCATGAGCAGGACGAACGAGCCCACGAGCACGAGGCCCGCGATGGCGTAGGTGGCGAGGAGCCTGATCGTGTCGGTCTGCATCACGCCACCGGCGGCTCGGTAGGGGCCGGCTCGTAGATCGCCTTCACCTGGGCGTCGACGTCAGCCACGGTGGCCGTGAGGGCTGCGAGCTCCTCGTCGGTGACCTGACCTGCGGTGAGCGTGGCGAGCTGCGCCTGGAGGTCGGTCACGGTCACGCCGAGCGCGGCAAGCGCGTCGAGGACCTGCTGATGCTCTGCCGCCGCGTCCGCGCTGACGCTCTCGAGCGCTGCCTGGATGATGTCGAGTCGTGCCATCGTTGCCTTCTCCTGTCGCTTCAGCCGTTTCCTGAGCCAGAACCACTCACTCATGGGCGGCCCACCTCCGACGCATCCAGACCGCGCCCGCGATGAGCGCCCAAACCGCGAAGAAGACGGGCACCGGGTGGGGCCAGCCTGAGATGCCGTAGGGGTCGAGCGAGCCGAGGACGATGGCGTAAAGGATCCCGATCGCCACGGCGGGCCAGAGCGTCCATCGCATCACACCGTGAACAGGTGGCCGAGCAGGATGCCCAGCCCGATGCCGACGAGGAAGCCGATCGGCGGCCAGCGCTTCGAGAACGCCCAGACCTGTTCCGAGATCGTGGGTCGCCCATGCTGCGCCTGCCATACCTCGTAGATCGCGAGGAGGACGAAGGCGCCGACCAGGACCGCGACGATGAACATCAGGTCAACGGGCTCGTTGCGATGACCGTGACGTCCGCCGCGTTCACCCTGACCGTCTGCTGGACGCCGCCGGTGCTGATGACCGCCGCGTACTGCGTCGTGCTGACCTTGTGGGGCGAGTAGACGCGGGCGGGCTTCGTGCCGCCGAGCTTCACGAGCGGGGCGTTCGTATCGGGCGCGTAGAACTGTGTGCCGACCGGGACGGAGAGCAGGCGAGCGACCTTGTCGATGGCTGGCAGCACGTCAGGACCTCCGGGTGTCGGGGCGTCGAGCTTGTCCGTCACGTGCCAGCCTTCGGCCCACATGTAGGAGCGGTCCCAGAAGGCCGGGTCCATGTCGAAATGGCCCGCGATCGGGTGATGACCCCAGGCGGCCCCCCAGGTCTGGTGGAACGTGAAGCGCAGGACCCCGTTGAGCGTCCGCCAGCCGCAGGCCGAGTAGGCGTGGCCGCCGACGAGCGTGCCGATCGGCGCCTTGAGGCAGCCGGCCGCGTCGGTCAGGCCCCAGTTCGCGTCCCAGCCCGAGTCGAGCTGCGTCGGGCCGAGCTGGCGGATCGTCGCCTGGAGGAGCGCGATGAAGGCGTCCGACTTCGTCGGCGTCGGGAGGCCGTAGTAGCCGGTGATCGTCCGGGCCACGCCATCGGTCGTCACCCAGCCGCGAGCCTTGACCGAATCCCAGAGCTGGGGCGGCCAGAGGCCTGGCGACGTGTCGTTCGGGTCGCCGTTCTCGGTCTTGACGCGCTTGTACGTGGCCTGGTAGTCGATGGCGCCCTTGGGCACGACCCGGCCCTCGTCGAGGACCTCCTGGCCGTCCTGGACGTAGGAGCCAGAGGCCGAGACGCAGGACCCCAGCGGGAACTGGTCGATCGTGTAGGACGGACACATCGGCGAGTGGAACGTCGGCTCGGGGTCGATCGCCGTCGGCGGGGCGAGAAGCAGCTCGATCGGCCAGGCCTTGGCGAGCTTCTCGCGCGGCGTCGGCAGCCCACCGAGCGGGTAGGGGAACGGCGCGAGATCGTCAGCCATCGGTGCAGCCTCGCGGGCCGAAGCACGACTCGCAGAGCGCCTCGGGCGGGACGTTCTCGATCGAGCCGATGACGAGCTCGGCGTGGAGGTCGAGCTCGTGGCAGGAGCGGACGTGGTCACCGAGCAGGAACGCCCGGTGATAGGTCCCGCGGTGCTCGAGGTAGAGCACGCCTGCCTGGAGCGGCAGGGCGATCTCGGCGAGCTCGGCCTCGAGGACGGCGCTCATGGCGCTACGTCCACCCGCGGGTCATGGCGCCCGACGACGCAGAAGCCGCAGACCGGCACGGGGACGTCGATCGCGCAGCCGCAGCCGCAGGCGCAAGAGACGGCAGGGGCCGGGAGCGGGCGAGGGAAGCCTGCCGGGGCGGTGACGAGGCTCGGATCCTCGCCACGTTCCCTCGCCCGCTCTCGGGCCCGGCGGAGGCGTTCACGTTCGCGGTACTCCGGGTGTGCCGCCTTCCAGGCCCGCCAGTACGCGCGTCGGTACTCGGGGTCGTGGATCCGGCCGCCACGACTGCCGGGGCCGGTCGGGAGGCGGTTGCCCATGGGACGCTCGGCCACCTCACGTCGCCCTCCGCCACTCGAGCGTCGCCGCGAGGGCGATCCCGCCGGCGACCAGGGCACCGCGACAGGCGAAGGCGATCGCGGTGAACGCCTGGTGCCACGGATCGCCAGGCGCATGGAGCTCCGTCAATGCATCGGCGACGAGCTCGAGTCCCGCGATGACGAGGAGCGAGTCGATCAGCAGCAGGCGGCTCATGTCTCGTTGGTGCCAGCGGCGGTGAAGCCGGTAGCGCGCGAGCAGGAGGGTGACGAAGGCCGCCAGGCCTAGCGTCGCGAGCACGAGCTGGATCTCCCGCTCATCGACCGCCACGTTCATCCTCGTCGTCTTTCCGGGGCCGAGATAGTCCCGGGATGACGACCTCGTACCCAAGTTGGAGCAGGACTGCGCCAGAGAGCAGGGCGACGAGCGGCAGGTCGCTCCCACGCACCGGGTCGAGAACCACGATCACGACCAGGCCCAGGAAGGCGACGATCGACACGACGCGCAGCCAGCGGACGAGCGGATCCCGCCCGCCCCACAGCATCCCCACCCGCGGCGGTGCTCCTATGCACCAGGTAGGCGCCGGAGATGCGCGGCGGCTGTGGCTGGCCGTTCATCGCACATCCGCGGCCGCCGCCCTGAACGGCGGGAAGGAGGTGCCCGGCGTTACGGCGCCGGGCTGCCGGGCGAGCCTGGAGGCACAGATGGCGCTCGCCAGTAGATGGTTAGGACGGCCCGGCTCACGGCCGTCCTCGTGATCTGCCGACACTGTCACGCCCTACAGCGTGTCCTCGTCGCCTCCCGTGACGCTAGTAGGAGTAGTACTAGGGCCATTCGGCCCCCAGACGAGCCGGGCGGCGGCGCCGAGGTGGTCGACGCCGAGCTTGCGATAGGCGGCTCCGAGGTGGCGATCGACCGTATGAACCGTCACGCCCAGGGCGTGAGCGGTGGCTCGCCGGCTACCGCCGGGACGCGTACACAGCTCGAGGACCTCCAGCTCGCGCTCGGTCAGGTCCATCGCCCCGCGGCGACCGAACCCCTATCGGGGTCCCTATCGTGTCGGAGGGTGTCGGTTCCTGGCATGAACAGACGTGCTGTTCGTGCGGGGTGGTGGGGTGGCCTACGGGGCTTGAACCCGTAACCTTCGGAGCCACAATCCTCCGACGACGCGCACGCCCGAAGCGATTCCGTACCCCTAACGGGACCCCTAACTCGTTCGACGCTTGCCGATCGAGCGGATCGCGGCCGACTGACGCTCGGGGACGACATGGGCGTAGATGCGGGCCGTGAGCGCCGGGTTGCGGTGCCCGAGCTGCTCCGCGATGTCCCGCATCGGGACGCCGTCGGCAAGCAGCAGCGTCGCCACGCCGTGGCGGAGGAGGTGCGGATGGATGCGTCCCAGCCCGGCAGCCTCGAGGATCCGGGGCAGGGCGTGGCTGACCGTATAGCCGGCCAGGCGATCGCCAGAGCGCGGGCCGAAGAAGACGGGCTCGTCTCGCCCGCGGCGGGGAGCTGCGGCGATCGCCTCGCGCAGGGCGACGACGGCATCGTCGCTGATCGGCACCGCCCGGACGCGCGTCTTGCTGCGCCGCACCTGGAGGTAGGCCCGCTCGAGCTGGCAGTCGCCCTGGTCGAGCCCGAGCGCCTCGCCGAGACGCAGGCCGGATCCCAGCAGGAGCCGCACGAGCGGTCCGAGGAAGGTCCCGGCGGTGGCGTCGACGATCGCGTCGCGAGCTTCGGGTGTGAGGGCGCGGACGGGCTCGCGCTCGATCCGCGGGAGGGCCACGCCGTCGGCCGGGTTGTCGAGGATCGTCCGGTCGGCCTTCGCGTCGTTGAGCGCGACAGAGAGCGTCCGGATGATGAGGTGGATCGTGCCGGCGGACAGGCCCCTGCGCTCGAGATCGGCGACGAGCCGGCGGACATCGCGTGGGGCGAGCTTGCCGAGCGCGATCCCGCCGAGCAGCGGGCCGATGTGGTTGTCGATGTGGCCCTGGTAGGACACCCGGGTCGACGGCCGGATCTTTCGCCCGTGGTCGACGATCCATTCACGGAGGTAGGTGTCGAGCGTGTCGCTGGCCGGATGCCCGCCCTGCCCGTAGATGCGGCGCAGCCGCTCGAGCTCGGCGTCGGCCTCGGCGCGCGTGCGGCACTTGACGCGCTTGTCGAGCCGGCGTCCGTCCACGACGCCCAGCGGGTAGCGGGCGACCCATCGCCGCTCGGAGCGAAGGAAGTAGACGGTGCCCTCCCCGCGGCGTCCTCTGCGCGCCATGCCCACATCATGCGCCCCCGCGGCGCTGCTGCGCGGCCACGAACGCCTCGAGCTCGCGCTCCGTGACCAAGCGACGGCTCCCGATCGGCACGACCCGGATCCGGCCGGCGCGGACGAGCCGCTCGAGCGTCCGCCGGCTGATGCGGAGACGGTCGGCGGCCTCGGCGAGCGTGAAGAGCTGGGTCATCGCCGCCTCGGGCATCCTCGATGCCACTTCACCTTCTCGCCCCGGACGCCCACGACGAAGCCGAAGTGCTGCCACGGCCAGATCCACCCCGCGCAGTACAGGCAGCGGGTCATCGCAGGCCCTCCGTCTGGATCCGCACGACGCCGGCATCGAGCGGTGCGAGGACCCTGAACGCGTCATCGGACAAGTCGATGAGCCGCGTCCCGGTGCAGGCGTCGCAGTAGTCGACGACGAGGACCGTCAGGCAGACGGACGCCGAGGCCTGGACGCCGCAGATGGCCACCGGGTACGGGTCGTCGCCCCAGCGCCAGCTGTGGACGGCCCCGATGAACCCCTTTGCCGGGTACCAGGACGCGACGCCGCGGGTGATGGCAGCCGAGGGTGATGCAGTCGGCTGCCGATCGGTCCGCGCCGCTGCTTCGGCGTCAGGGTGGACCGATCCCGGGATCGGGGTCGCCGCCGCCGAGGTCGGCGCCCCGGTCGGCCGTCCACTCCTGCGCCCCAGGACGGACAACGAGTCCGCAGCGGGCTGGACGGCCGACCGCGAGGCCGAGACCTCGACGGGCTCGAACATGCGCTCGGAGAGCTGGCCGATCGGCGTCGGCGGGCTCGCCGTCACCCGGCCCGCCAGGGCGAGCACGACGATGGCCGCAAGGGCGAGGAAGGCGAGCGTCACAATGCGCTGCTCGCGAGTCACAGCGCCAGCAGCCCGGACACCGTCCCCACCAGCCCGCCGATAAGCGCCCCCCAGAGCAGGAGGCGCCGGTAGCGCCGGTTCAGCGCGGCGGCGGCCAGGATGACGGCGAGCAGCGCCGCCTTGAACGCCACGCCGCCCAGCGGGCCGAGCTCGAGGGCCGCGCGAACGGCGGGGTTGGCCTCGACGTCGGTGCCGTGGGCAGCCACGGCCGCGAGGGTGAAGCCAAGATCGGCGGCGTGGACGGCGAGGACGAGCGGGATCATGCCGCGTCCTCGACCAGCTCGACGACGATGCGCGCCCCGAGCTCGTCGAGGCCGTAGATCTTCGAGGCCGACAGGCGGACGACCTGGCTGTCGTCACCGAAGACGACGCCGGTCATGGAGTCGAGGCTGGCCCGGACGAGCTTGTCGAGATCAGGCCGGCGGTCGGGCCAACGATCGCGCTTCGGGCGGCTGGCCGGACGGGGGAGCTCGAACTCGACCTGGACGCGGACGGGCCCGCGGAGCATCGGCAGCCCGCCCATCGCGAAGCGCGCCTCCGACGCGATCGCCGTGCGCCAGGCGCCGAGGCCCTTAGCGTCGCTCGTGACGATCGGGCGCCCGCCGCGGACGAACGCCCTCGTCGAACCCTGCGGGACGGGCAGGCCGCGGACCGTGAAGGCGATCATGACCAAGCGATCCGGTCGAGGATCCGCTTGAGGGCGATCGTCGCCTCACGCTGGTCGGGCAGATCGGGATCCGGCTCGTCGCGCTGCGCCTCGGCGAGCTCGGCGCGCCAGGCGTCACGTCGATGGACGACGTACTGGACGACGCCGGACCAGGAGTCGCGCCTGGCGATCGCCTCGCGGAGCAGTGCCGGCGTCTCTCGGATCGCGCGGACCAGGATCGCCCGCTCCGACGGGTCCTCGTCCTCCCAGCTGTCCCACCGAGTCCCGTCGGGCGGGTAGATGATCCCCCGCATCGCGGCCTGGTGGCGGAACGGCTTCCACTCGTGGCTGAACCCGCCGGCGTCCCACGTCTCGAGGGACGCCTCCCAGTGAGCCCGGCTGAACGTCCTCATGCCGGTTCGCCCACAGGGCTCACAGCGACCAGCTGCGGCCTACCACTCTTAGGCGTTGCTGTGAGCCCTTTATCGCCTACGCCTACGCCTATAGCGGAAGGAGTAGAGACGAGAGGAGGAGAATCTCTATTGGCGGTAGTAGTCACATCGTTACGGCGAGGTGACGCTACGGGCGTAACGGGGTGACGGTTGGCGGCCTTCCGCCGACGGAGTCGACGCATCCTCTCGGCGACGGTCAGGTCACCCTCCTGCCACTCGTCCCAACCGTCGACGTAGAAGCGACCGTCGGTGCAGAGGACGACGTCGCCGCGCTCGACCATCTCCTTCGCCCGCCGGCGGCCGACGGCCCGATTCAGGACGCCGCGGGTGGCAAAGCGCCCCCGATCGGTCTGCCGGTTGGCGGTGCAGAGCAGGAGGACCATGCCCAGCGGGTCGGCGTGCTGGTCGAGATTCGGGCTCATGCGCAGGTAGGCGCGCGGGAACTCGCTCATGCGTCGTCGGCCCCGGCGTACCCACGCCACAGCTCGGCCTCGGAGAGTGGGGGCATCGCCTCGTCGCGGCTGACGGCGACGGTGACGTCCCACCAGCCCAGCCAGTGACCGTCGGGCTCCGTGCGCTTGCGGATCGAGGCGACCGTGCGCAGACGCAGGGATGGCTCAGCTGCTGCCCACTCGCGCGCCTGGCGCTGCGCGTCGACCGCGTCGTCGGCCCGGAACGCGAGGACGAGACGTTCGACGCTCATGAGGCCGAGGCCTTCTTCGCGGCGATCCGCGCGAGGGCGAGCTCGCGGAGCCGCTCGCGAGTCTCGGGCGTGTGCGGCTTGCGCTGGCGATCGCCGTCGATCGGCATGGCCGCGGCCTTCGTCTTGACGTAGTGCGAGCAGGACGCCGTCGCGGTGAAGCTGATCGTCACTGCCTGGTCGAGCGGCGGCAGGCTGACGTCGAGCTCGTCGAGGTCCTCGAGCTGGGGTCGGATGCGGCAGACCTCGCGGTGGCCGCAGGTCGGGCAGGGAGCGGCGACGCTGACCTCGACCGACTCGGCGGCGGTCGCCCGGCGGGCCGCGTAGATCGCCGCTGTGCGGGCCGCGCCCGCGGCCTGGTGCTCGTCCACGTCCTCGTCCTCCTCGACGCCGCCTGGCGTCCCGTTGCAGCGGCCCTGGGCGCGCATCTCGGCGGCGTAGCCGAGGGGGCAGTCCGAGCACGGGCGATCGCCCAGCCGCAGGTAGCCCGACGAGCGCCAGGTCGCCCACTCCTCGTCGCTCATGCAGGCCGGCGCCCAGGTCTCGACGGCGAGGGCGTTCATGCGCTCTTCCTCCGCCGCCAGGCGGCCGAGTCAGGGCATGTCGCGAAGTGGCTCGTCCCGTCCTGGTCGACTGGCGCCCGCTTCCCGGCCGACGTCAGGCACCAGGCGATCTCCGCCCGGCAGGAGCGGCAGCGCCCGAAGTTGTCAAAGCGCCAGCCGAGCGGGATGACCCAGGGACGGTCGCCGGTTTCGCGCTCGTCGAACATCAGGACACCGCCCAGGGCAGCGCCAGCGGCTCCGGAGCGGCCAGGCGTGCCTCCTCGGCCGCCATCGCTCGGGCCTCGGCACGCTCGGCGCCGACGGTCGCGAGCTGGGTCAGCGCCCGCTCGTGGCGACGCTCGACGTTCGAGGCGTACTCAGCGGCCGTCCGCGGGCGCCAGTAGCCCCGGGATCCGGAGCACACGCGCCCGAGGCGTTCCTTGCGGATCGTCTCGATCGCCCCCTGGGCCGTGCGCTCGGACACGCGCGCCAGGCGGGCGATGATCGGCAGCGTGCGGGCGTGCTCAACGCCGACCGCGATCGCGTCGAGGACCGAGGCCTCCGCGCCGGTCATGACTGGGCTCCCGCGGCGAGAAGAGGCAGACCGCCCTCGGCGATCAGGGCCCCCACCGTCCGCCCGTCGCGAAGCACGAGATATGGGAGGAGCTCGCGCTCAAGCGTCGTGTCGCCTGCGTCGATGAACTCGAGCTTGGCCTTGAGGAGCAGGACGTTCGCGCGCCAACGACGCCGCCACTCCGCGTCCACCTTCGCCTGGTGGTCGTAGACGAGGTGCCACTTGCCGCCCTCGTCGACGTAGCGGCGCCGCACCTCCTCGAGCGTCGGACGCACGATGTCCAGCCGGAACGCGTGGCCGCCGAGCTCGAACTGGAGGATGTCACCGGAGGGCTCGGTGGCCCAGGCCATCCGGACGACGCCATGGCGAGCGAGGATCCCGCTGATCTCGCCGCGGCTCGACTCGACGGGGACCTTCGTCCCCTCGGCGTACCGGGTCACGGCTGCTCGCCCGCGATGTCGGTCACGTCCCAGGCCAGACCGAGGCCTGGGACGTCGACGGGCGCCGAGGCGGGGATCGTCAGCTGGCCGCAGACGTGGGTCCGGGGCTTCGCCTTCGCGCGCAGGCGCAGCTCGGCGTGCGCGCTGTCCACGCGGAGCTCGGGCTCGATCGACATCCGGATCGGCCCCGCGATCAGGCAGCGCGGGCAGACGGCCCAGACCGTCACGACGGAGTCGGTCACGACCTCGGCCGCGCGGTCGTCGACAGCCGGGAGCGGCATCATGTAGAGCCCGTTGCAGGCCTCGGTCCAGGCCTTGTGGGTGACGACGCGGACGCCGTCCAGGTCGCCGCCGACGATCTCGAGCTCGGCCTCTCGGAGGCGGGCGTCGAGCTCGTCGAGAAGCTCGCTGCGGAAGCGCTGGCGGCTCTCCCAATGCTTCTCGGTCTCGGGCGCGACGTCGGCGCCGAGCGGGCGCTCCTCGACGGTCATGCTGATCCTCCTCAGAACTCGAGCTCGGCGAACTCGGCCGGCGCCTCGACGGACTCCAGGGCCTGGGCCGTCTCCTCGGGGTTCGCGTTCGCCGGCGCCTCGTACTGGGCGCGCCGGGCGGCAACGCGTTCGCGGATCGGGAGTGCCGATACGCGCTCGGCGCGCGCCTCCGCCGCATCGCGGGCGTCTGCCTGGGCCATCTCCTCGGTCGTGTAGATGTCGGCGAGGACGTAGGGGAAGGCCTTGCGCAGTGCGAGCGCCTCGGCGCACTTCGCCAGCTGGTTGCGCGGCATCTTCGACCACATCGGAGCGTCGCCGCCCGGGTGGAACTCGTCCCAGTAGGCCGTCGCCGACTGGCCCACGCGCCGGCCGCCGCGGAAGCGGTAGACAGTCACCCGTGCCCACTCCGGATGCCGCGGGCTGCCCTCGACCATCGGCCCGTACTCGGGCTCGTCGGACTGGTCGTACTCGCCCGTCCGCTCGGCGATCGAGCGATAGCCGTCGATCGACGTCTGGAACGTGACCCGGTTCTTGCGCTTCACCGCGTAGATCTGCTTCGCGAACGGATCGAGACCCGAGCGGTTCGCGACCATCGCGAAGAGCTTCAGCTCCTCGTTCGTCAGCTCGGGCGCCAGGACCTCGCGGACGGCGTTCAGGCCCGAGAGGATCTGGGCGGTCGAGAGTCCCCCGTCCTGGACGATGGCGAGGGCGCGTGCTTCGGTCATGCGGCGACTCCCTTCGACAGCCGCCCAGACGTTGCGCTGGACGGGGTCCTGCGTTGGCGGTACTGGCGACTCCAGCGTTTGCCGCATTCACGGCACACGCGCCGATCGCCACGCGGCGCTTGCTGGTACGCGTGGCCGAACCGACAGGGCGGCCGGCGCGCGGCCCTCGCGGGCGCTCCGAAGCCGCGGAGGATGTTCGTGCGGCAGGAGACGACCTCGAGGTGGTCAGGGTTGACGCACGAGCGGTTTCGACAGAGGTGGTCGAGCTGCTCCTCGCGCCCTAGGTCACGCACGAGCAGCTCGTAGATCGCGCGATGCGCCACGCGGGTCCGCCCCGCGAGCCACACCTGGCCGTAGCCATCGCGCCCTACGCGCCCCAGCCACTGCCAGCAGTCACCTGGCTCGATCCGATTCAGGATCCGGTCCGGGATCATCGGCTGAGCCTCAGGACCCGCGGGCCCTCCGAGGTCGTGGTGTGGATGGAGGCGACGTCGTCGAGGGACGTGGTCCCGAACGCTTCAGAGAGCTCCTGGTCGGACGCGATCCGCTCGAGGGCCTCGCGGTAGGCCACGGCGAGAGCCGGCCAGTTCACGCGCATCGAGTCGGCGTTCTTGCGGTAGGTGACGAGGTCCTCGATCCCCGACGCGTCGCCGAGCAGGGCGCGGAGGGCGTTCGACACGGTCGCCTCGGCGTCCTCGGCCGAACGCTTCGCGTCCTTCGCGGCGCGCAGCTGCTCGACGAGCGCGACGAGGTCAGGCGTCGCCGGCAGGAGCGTCCCGTCGTCGACGGGGTGCAGGCGCGCTAGCGCCCGGCGGGTGGATTCGGACCCGTCGACCGGCGGCGGCGTCCGGGTCTCCACGCGATGCCAGAAGGCGCGGGCCATGTCCTCGAGCTCGCGCACGAGGTCCTCGTCGCGGGACACCTCGACGATCCGGGCCGATCGCCCGGCCAGCGCGACGACGTCGGCGACGTCCCAGCCCGTCACGAAGAGCTGCCACTGCACCTGGAGGAGCACGTCGTCGGGAACGCCCTCCTCTCCCCAGCGCCAGCTGTTCGTCCACTTGCCCTCGACGACGCGCCTGACGGGCGCCGTCGCGTCGAGCGATGCGTGCGCCCAGGGGAGGCGCGGGTGGACACGCATCGAGGGGGCGCGCTTGGGGTGCCGGCCGGTGCGGCGCTCGTAGATCGCGAGCAGCACCGGCTCCATGAGATGGCCGATCGCGAAGAGCTCCGCCTGCTCCGGATCAGGCTCCGGATCGGGCATGAGGCCGGTCTTCACCGCCCATAGCTCGTAAGCCGAGCGGTAGGGGCTCTCGCCGGCGATCGCCGGGATGTCGGAGGACCCGATCCCCGAGCGTCGCGCCTCGAGCCAGGCGGGCGTGCCCTGGATGACGGCGAGCGCGCTCATCGGCCGGGCAGCGGCATGTGCCCGTCGGGGACGGGCGTCGCGTGGCGATAGGTGAAGGTGCGGCGGAGGTAGACGAGGCGATGGCCGCAGATGCGGCAGACGAGCTCGCTCATCGCCCGTAGGCCTCTGTGTATTCGCCAGGAGCCCAGCCGAGCTCGGCCATGCGCTTGGCGCAGTCGATCGGGTCGGGCGCGCTCCGCTCGGCCTCCCAGTCGCGCACCACGCCGGCGACGAAGTCAGGCAGGCGCGGGAACGACGCCTGCGGGTCGCTCATCTCGAGCTCGACGTGCTCCTGGATCGATCGGCAGGGATCGAGGTGGACGGTCATGACGCCACCGCCCTATCGAGACGGCGGTTCCGGTGGAACTTCCGCACGTTGCACGGCTGGCAGAGCGTCTGGAGGTTCGCTGGCACGTTCGGACCGCCCCGCGACATCTCCACGATGTGATCGATGCCCCTGCCGCTGCCGCAATCGATGCAGATGGGCTGGCGTTCCCAGAGGGCTCGAACGTCCTCGGTCGTCAACCGCCCGGGGATCCCGTAGGCCCGCGCTGTCCGATTGGCGTCCCGGGCGGCAACGCGAGCGGCATCGTCATTGGCGAGCCCCGCCGCGCGACGCGCCCGCATCCGTTCGCGCGCCTCGGCACGGAGCCTGTCCGGGCTGGCCCAGTAGCGACGCACGCCGTACTCGCGGTGGTATTCGCGAAGCTGGTCGCGATGGCTTGCGCGCCACGCCCGTAGGTAGTCCTTGCGGTCTGTAGCCGAATCCGGCATCGTTGCCTCCGTCTTTCAACAGACACGAACCGCCCCGCCTTCTTTCGGAGGACGACGGGGCGGTTCGCTTACTTGCGGGTACCCCGAGTACCCGCCCCCGGCGGTGTGCTGATGAGCGCCCACGTCCCCGCCACGATCGCCACGAAGATGGCGACGATGCCCACGGCGACGACGAGCTGGGTGAACGTGGCGATGGCCACGAGGAACGGGCCTGCGAAGTCCGGGGTCATGCCGCCACCTCCACTCCGAGGACGAGCGAGACGCGGCGCAGCCATTCGCGCGACGGCTCGAGCTCACCCCGGCTATAGGCGTAGACCGTCCGTCGGCTCTTGCCCGTGTTGTCGGCGAGCCAGCCGATCGAGCGGCCTTGGTAGCGCAGGACGGTGCGCCAGTAGGGAGCTGTGGTTTCGGCGGTCTGCATGGCTAGAGACACTAGCGAACCGCGGAACCACTGTCAACCTCTTTACACCCACAATCTCGGGGTGTACCGTCCGCGATTGACGGAAGGTGGTGCGTTCTGGCACCACTTCGTCGGAGGCACGGCTCTATGCCCGAGCCGTTGACGAGGGGCGAGTCCCTGAAGCGAGCCGTCCTCTCAGCAGCCGCAGCCGAGGGGATCTACTCGCTCGCGGAGCTCGCTCGGGTGGCCCACGTGAACAAGGACACGATGGGCAAGTGGTTCGCCGAAGCGAGCACGCCGACCGACGAGACGTTCGCCCTCGTCGCTTCCGCCATCAGCCGACCGGTCAGCTATCTGTGGGATGCCTGGGAAGGCCGTCAGAAGCCCTCAGGCGACGCGATCCGCGAAGCCGTGGCCGTTGGCGTCGCCGAGGGCCTCGAGCGGTTCCTGGGCCGTCCTGGGGCGGCAGAAGCAGTGCGACGAGCGCGGCCTCGACAGCCGCCGCCACCGTCTCGGTGATGAGCTTGAGATCCCGTTCGTCCATCGCGCGACGATAGTCTCTACCTGTGACAACTAGCTGACTCGGGGAATCCGTCGATGGCGAAGGAGCCGATGAACCAGAACCAGCGCTTCGCCCTGCTCGTGTTCGCCCTGGTGCTGCTCGTCGGGGTGGCGCTCGTGTACATCTACATCCAGGCCGGGCTCTCCGCGATGTTCTAGGCGCGGATGCCGTCCCAGATGACGGCGGTCGCGTAGCCGCGCGCTGGGATCGAGACAACCTCGAGAGCGGTAAGGGTGACGCGCCCGCGTCCCGTGACACCGCTCGTCATTACGACCTCCGCGCCCGCCTGGGTGACCCGGCTAGCCGCCTGGTCCGGCCGCTGGAGGGCCTCGACCCCGACGTCGGCGACCCGGCCCGGCGTCGGCGGCGGGGGTGGGTTAGCGACGACCTCGACGCCCGCCTGAGTGACACGCGCCTCGGGCTCGTCCGGGAGCCCGACAACCTCCGCGGGGGTCTGGGTGACGCGATCGTTGGCCATGCTAGGTGATGACCTTCTGGCCGAACTCCATCGCGTTCACGTCACTGATCGTCCAGGCCCCGCCGCCGGGCTTCGTCTCCTGGAGGTCGGGGTAGCTGAGCCAGTCGCTCCCGAGCGTCTTCGTGGCGCCGTCGACCTCTGTGGTACTGAGTCGGTACACCGCGGCGATCTCGCGCGTCCCGGCGTCCATCTTCTTCGCCATCAGACGGCCCTGAACGGCCAGGATCGCACCCGAGCTGATCGGGACGTCGCCCATGTGGTACGTGTCCTTGTCGCCGACGGTGGACGACTCGACGTAGGTGTTCGTGTCGTAGGGCACATCATCGACGCTCTGGTAGTTATCGACCGAGTCCGCGCCCTCATTCACCCACTGGCTCGAGTTGCCGTTGTCGTCGGGCACGATGACGTCCACGCGCAGGTCGCCCAGCGGCGCGGTGTCGTTCACGCCGCCCTGGTCGTCGTAGACCACGAGGTCGCAGATCTTCCCTGAGCGGTAGTAGAGGTTGTCCGCGCCCTGTGCGCCGATGTTCAGGCCCGTCAGGGTGATCTCCGGCACAGAGGAGCCGTTCACCCATACCTTCACCTTGCCGACCGTGGCGCTGAACTCGACCCACACCTCGAGCCCGTACCAGTAGCCGGGGGTGAACACTGTGTCAGTGGTGCCGAGGAGGGTGTTCCCCGGACCGACGACGGTAAGGTGATGAAAGGCGTCGAAACTGAACTGGAGCAGTTGGGCACCCGAGTACCACAGGGCGAGTTGGCTCTCGTAGATGACGTCCTTGACCGAGAGATGGAAGCCGACCTTCGTTCGGATAGGGAACGGGAACCGCGTCTCCTGGCCATAGCCATAGCCCTGGTTCACGTAACCGCCGCCGTATCGCCCTCCGGTCGTGTAGGTCGTCGTGCCTCCATAGACGGCAATGCCCATCTGGCCCAGGTTGGCGCCGGTGCCGAAGGAGTGGGCTACGAGGATCGCCATTGTCACACCCGCCGATACTTCAGGGCCAGGGTCGCGCGCGTGACGCCGCTCGCGCTGTCCACGTTGAACGTCAGGATGTCGCCGGCGGCGAACGTCGTGTCCCAGCCGGTCAGGTCATCGGAGCTCGCGTCACCCGCCCCGACGAGCGTCGGCTTGCTTCCTCCGCCCCCGATGATCGTGTCGCCGGCGTCCGTCGGGTACGACGTCGCGTTCCAGACATCGACCACGAGCGATCCGGTAGCGCGCGTCACGATCCGCCAGCCGACCCACACGCCCGAGAAGTTCACCGGGAGGTCCAGCGCGACGCCGGTCTGAATCACCGACCCCAAGCCATCGAGGATGACCTCGAGCAGCCCGTACTGGACGGAAGGAGCCTGCGTGCCCCGAACGCTGCCGTCCGGCCCGTAGAACGCCCAGCTCATGTCTGATCCCGCAGCAGCGCGCCGAGCACGCGGATGATGGCCTTCTCCGCGGCGACGGCCTGAGCATTCGTCGGGGATGCGATGCCGAGGAAGGCCTCGCCCAACGCGAGGTCGGGCTTCATCGCCTGGTACTCCGCGAGGCTGAGGCTCGTGGCCAGGCCGAAGCGCGTCATCTTCACGAGATCGTCGAACGTCGCCTGCTCGGCCGTCGTGAGCGGCGGGACGAAGATCGGCGTCGGCGGCACCGTCGAGTGGTCCCAGTCGGCGGGGTCGCGAAGATAGACGTGCAGCTGGCCGATGAACGCGACAAGATCGCTCACAGCATCCTCACTTCGCGATGCCGTACATGCGGATCGTGCCCGAGGCGATATCACCGCTGCTGAACTTGAACCGGATGGCGTTGATGGCCGTGGTCGTGCTGTACGTACCGCGGACCATGCGTCGGATCGGAGTGGCCAGAGCGTTGTGCCAGTTCACGATGTCCGCCAGGAGCGAGCGGTACGCAGACGTCCCGAGCGGGTGATAGAGCTTCGCCGAGCCGCTGAGGGGCAGCGTGGCGCTGCCGACCTGGTTGCCGAAATCCCACTGTGTGGTAGCCGCCCCGCCGTCCGCGTTCGCCGTGTTGCCGTAGAGATAGAGGTTGTCGCAGAGATAGTGGCCCGACGTCGTATCCCAGTTCGCGCCACCGTCGCTCGACACGATCGCATAGAGGTAGACGTTGTTCGTCGCCGGCAGCAGGTCGATGAACTCGATCATGTAGTCGTCATACGTGGACGTGATCGCGGTCGTGAAGTCGAGCGTGGCCGTCGTGGCCGCCGTGTGCTGCTCGAGGAGGACGAGCCCACCACCGCCGCCGCCCGCCGCCCATTCCACGCCGCCGGCCCCATCCGGCGCGAGTCGCAGACTCGTGTCCGTCTCGGCGGTCGGGATGTCGAGGATGTCGGCCGGGGTTCCCGCGCCGTTCACCCACTCCGAGGCGCCGCTGTCCCAGACGAGCGCGTCGCCGTCCGACGGTGAGGGGGCGTTGACATCGGTCAGGTCATCGAGAGCCAGCGAGCTCCCCGCCGCTTCGGCCAGCACGTCCCAGTACGAGGCGTTCGGCGGTTCATGGTTCGTGCCGGCCGCCGTCGCGATGTAGGAGCTGCCGTCGTGCGAGACCGCATCGGCGATCTCGTAAGGCGTGCCACTGTCCCAGGCTCCGAGCCAGGTGATACCCGGCGGTCCGGGATCTCCCTGCTCGCCCTGGTCGCCGGGAACGCCCTGGGATCCGGCAGGGCCGATCCCGAGGATGCTGCCGGCAGCGTCAAAGAAGCGCCAGGTCACGCCGTCACCTCGTCGCCCGCGATCGTGACGGTGACCTTGCTCGCCACGTCCGCCACGCCGTAGATCGTGTCCGCCGAGTCCATCGTGCGTGAGTCGTCGTTCTCGGCCATCCCGCCGGCCAGGACGGTGAAGACAGGCGTGATCGCGTTCGCCGCGGCGCTGCCGCCCTGGAAGAGCTGGAAGGTGTGGTCGACCGCGTCCGTGTTCACGACGGTGATCCGCTTCACGATCGCCTGCGTTCCGCCCGGAACGGTGTAGAGCACGCCGGCGCTGTTCGGGAGCTGGCCCTGGTAGAGCCGCTTGAAGTCGTCCGCCATCACGTCACCGCCTTCCCATGAAGAACGATAGAATGAGCGCCTTCCATCTAACCGCCCATGAAGAAGCTGAACGAGCGCGAACCGCCACCCGGGCCACCACTCGGCGCCGCGTTGACCCATTGGCTGGTGCCGTCGTCCCAGGTCAGCAGGTCGCCGTCATCCGGCGACGGTGCCGTCACATCGGCCAGGTCGTCGAGCACCGCCGCGGCGACGGCCGCCGCCGCCGCATCCGACGCGATCGCCGTGATGCTGTCGACACGGTCGGGCCGGCCGCGCTTCGCGATCTTCATGGCGTCGGAGGGCTCGGGAGGGTGACGACGACGGTCGAGCCGAACGCCCCGCCATTGAAGGCGGATTGCACCACGCTGAACGTCCCGGTCTTGTCGAACATGAGCGCGCAGAAGGCGCGACCCATGAGGTTGTACGCAGCGCCGGGATAGTGCAGCCAGCCGCCCATCTCGAGGGCGCCCGTGCCGGTGGCATAGCCGAACCACGAATACGGCGGACAGGCGTCGCCATCGCCCGGGCTGTAGTCGCGGCCGTCCTCGTTGTTCGCGTTCGCCTGGAAGATCTCCGTGCCGGCGGTCGCCTCGATCTGCGTGACCTGGCCGTAACCGACCTTCTGGAAGCTCATCGCGCCGACGAGCACCGATTCCACCGCAGCGGTGGCGCCGATGGTCGAGATGCCGTAGCCGGGGATCATCGTCCCCGGCGGCGACTGGTGGCTGCTGTCGAAGTCGTCGCTCCCGGACGTGGCGACCGCGACGGTCGAAGGATCGATGCCCGCCACCTCGAGGACCCAGATGCCCGTGAGCTGGCCTCCGACGACGATGGCCGCCACATCGGCGGATTCGTTGGGTACGATCGCGCGGTAGTAGAGACCCATCCAGCCCCCGCCCGGACCGGGGAACTGTCCGTCGTTCGCGAACGACGCGTGGGCACGTGCTGCGGTCCACGGGTGCGCGGAGTTGTCGGTTATGCCACTTAGTCCGGCCGTGAGCATGAGCAAGAAGTGCGGTGGCTCGGGCGGCAGCGGGGAGAGCCCGAGGTCCACTCGGTACCAGTCATCCGTCGCGCCCGGCGCATCCTGGCGGAAGGCGTGGGACACGATTCGAGTGGGGCGCCAGTTCTCGTACTCGGGCAAGTGGCTGAACCGGACCAGCAGGCGGTGCCAAGGCTTCACGAGCGTGACGTGCGTCTTGGACATGAACAGCGAGACGCTGATCTCCTCGTCAGGTGCATCGAGATCGGCGAGCTCGCGGTCGGCCGTCGTCTCGGCTGTCGTCAGGTTCGACGCCTCGGGCAGATCGATGTCCGTGTCGCGGAAGACCTCGCCCGGATCCGCGATCGACGTCCGGTAGAACGCGCCGCTCTTATACGTGACATAGGCCCCGTCGTAGTCCTTCTCGCCGTCGATCTCGAGCGTCGCGTCAGGGAACTCCTCGCCCGGCGTCCCGGGCGGGAAGACCGTGTCCCAGTCGACGTCGGAGAGGACGTTGCTGATCGCGATCGTGGAGGGATAGAGCGCCGAGCCATTGGACGCGTAGACGAGATCGCGATGGTCCTCGGCTTCGTGCGGCACGAGGCAGTGATTCTTGCCCGAGGCATTCGAGAGGTCGGCGAGGACGTCCCCGAAGTACTTGCCCGCGAGGTCCTCCGCGTCCACGCCCACGGGGCCCGTCGTGTCGACGAGCCCGAGATCGGTGAACAGGACGCCGTCGGCCCAGTCGGTCGCGAGGAGCCACGTGAGCCGCTCAATGTCCGTCTCCGCCGGCCGCGAATGGCCCGTGTCGGTGGGGCGGATCTTGCGGTGGTGGAGGATCGAGTTCATGTCGGTGAGGGTCAGGTTCCAGACGCGCCCGGTCGGCGTGCGGTTCGGCCCGTGGTTCACGCTGATGTGCGTGATGTAGCCCGCCCAGAGCCGCTGGTCGCCCGACGGGGCCTCGTCGTCCTCAGCCCAGAAGCGGCGCCACGTGCGGAAGACGAGCGTGCCGTCGGGGTCGTCGACGACGAGCCCGCCCGTCGCCGACTGGCCGAGACGACTGTCGGTCGGCAGGCCCGACACCTCGCCGAGCCGGACCTGGTACACCCGCTCGGCGGTCGAGTCGCCCTGGTACCAGTAGAGCGTGCTCACGACATCTGGTATCGGTTCGGGGAGAGGCCCCGCGTCGTCACGGTGCTCCGGTCGAAGGAGCGCAGCCCGAGCTCGGCCCGGACGGTGACGTGGACCGGTTGAGGACGAGCGACGTCGAACGTTCCTGGCCGTGGATTGCGCAGGATGGCGACCGTCTCGCGGCCGGCCTCGCCGACGATCATCTGCATCGCGCCGGCGACCGTGCCCAGGAACCCCGAGGCGAACTCGAGCGCTCCGCTCCGGGCGTTCTTGCCGGTGCCGATGTGGGCGGTCGAGGTGATGCCGGCGGCGTTCGTGATGTTGACGATGGTCGTCCCGGGCTTGAGCGTAAGCTTCGCCGGCAGCGCGTTCACGGCAGCGGTGGTGGCGTCGATGGCCGCTTGGAGGCTCTTGATGTCGGCGCCGATCTTGGCCGCCATCTTCGTGTCGCCCTGAGCGAGGAACCGGCGCTGGATGGCCTTGAGTTCCTTGAGTTCCCCCCGGGCGCCCTTGAGGTCGGCAGCCTCGTTGCCGGGCGTCCTGAGCTTGTTGATGGCCTGGAGCGTGACGGCCTGCCCGGTGACGAACGCCTGCATGTCGGTGACGCCGCCCTGGCCCTTGATGTACTTCTCCAGGACCTGATAGCTGTACTGGGAGCCCGTCGCCGTCCGCGCGGCGGCCGCCTTGCCGAAGAGGTTGGAGTGGATGAGCTGGTCGGTGGCCCGGGCGAAGTCGCGGACCGCGAGCGCGAAGGGCGTCGACACGCCGCGGAAGTATTCCTTCGTCACCTGCGCCACATCAGATGCCCCGCCGCCGCCCGGATGCTGATGGAGGAGCGACTGGCGGAGGAGGTCGATGACCTGGTCGAGCTCGGCCTTGTTGCCCATGAGCCCGGTGTCGAAGAGCAGCCCGCCGACGGCTTCGCGCACGGCGGCCCGCTGCCCCTCGACGCCGGCGAGCGCCGCCCGCAGCTGGTCGGCGCTCGCTGTCTTCACGAACTGCTGCGTCTGGCCGATGAGGCCCTTCGCCGTCGCGTCGTTCTGACCCTGACCCTTGAGGAGCTCCTGTGCCAGCACGACGGCGAGCGACGCGGCGATCGCGGCGGGCAGGAACGAGACGGCGGTGCGGATGATGCCGCCCAGACGGCCCTCGGCCTGGCCGACTGCGCCGCCAGCGATCGGCACGCCGCCGGCCCCATTGACGACGCCGGCGTTGATGTTCACCACACCCGCCGTCATGCCAAGGACGCCCTTGACGAGCCCGCCCGCGAGGATGCCCGCCATGTCCCGCAGCGCCCCGCCGGTCAGCTTGTTGAGGCCCCAGCCCGTGATGACCGCGGTCTTCACCCATTCCGGCATCCCGAGGAACGCATCGAGGAGCTGCTTCGCGAACCCGGCCGCCGTCCCGACGGCCGTCGCGATCCCGTCCCACGGGATCTTCTGGACGGCGGCGAGCCCCTGCTCCAGGTACCGCGCCAGCGCCTTGCCGGCCTCCGTGATGCCAGCGATGACCTTCGGGTCGCGCAGCTTCGTGTTGAGCCACTGGGCCGTCTCGCGGATGACCGGCAGGAAGCCCGTGGCGAGCGCCATCTGCGCTTCCTCGACCGCGTCCCCGAACCGGCGGATGTCGGCCCCGAAGCCCTGCCCCGCAGCCTTGCCGGCGTTGCCGAACTCGACCGCGAGCTCGTGGAGGATGATCTTCTGCGCCTCCTCGACCTTGCCCGCCTTGACGAGCGCCTTGACCTGCTCGGTCTGTTGGTCGGTGAGCGCGACCCCGACCTTGCGCAGCGCGGTGACGCCCTTGACCGGATCCTGCAACGCCTTGCCGATCTGGATCGCTGTCTTGGACAGGTCGAGCCCTTCGACCGAGCCATTGTTCATGGCGACGCCCATGTTCACCATCGCGGCGGTCGCCTGGGGGAAGACGCCCTTGCCGATGTTCGTGAACGTCAGGAGCATGTTCTCGCCGGCCTGGACGACCTTGTCATCGACGGTCGTCAGGTCCTCTTGGGCGTTCGCGAGGTCGCGCACCTGGGCCGCCGTCACGCCGGCCGCGCCGCCGGTGCTCTTGATGACACCGGCGGTCAGGTTCGTTATGCGCTCGAGGTCTTCGAGCGCCTTGACGCCGAAGACGACCTGGGAGGCGACGAAGCCACCGGCGACGAGGCCGAGCTTCGTGATGTTGACCGCGGCGTTGGACAGGCCGCGCTCGGCCGTCTGGCCGAACTTCGTCCAGCCCGTCTCCATCGCGGCGACGTTGCCCATCGCCTTCTTGAGCTTGCCCGAGAGCTTGTCCTCGAGGTCGAGCGAGGCGAGCAGTTTCGCGGTGTCAGCGAGAGCCATGCATCACGCTCCGCAGCTTGCGGACCTCCCCCTCAGCGGCCGCCTCGCCCGCGCGGACGGCCGAGCCCACCGAGAGTTCGGCGATCAACTGAAGGCGCCAGCGGGCGACCGCGTAGTCGCCGCGATGGAGCCCGTCGGGGTAGTGGTAGTCGAGGATGGCGAGGATGGCTTCGGGCGCCGCGGCCGGGAGCCGCTCGTCGCTGATGTCGGTCCGTCGGTCGGCGAAGGCGGCGAGGACTTCGACGCCCGAAGGAGCAAAGGGAGCACCACCGCCTCGGCGTAGAGGCCGTCGGCCTCCTCGCCCACGACGACCGCGGCCTCGAGGTTCGTGAGCAGCCGTTCTCGGATGGCGGCCTTGGACACCGGGACGGGCTTGCCCTTCTCATCCACGAGCGTCCAGCGCTCGATGCCGAAGAGCAGGTACGACTCGGTGAGCGTGGCGAGGATCTCACCCGGGGTGGCGTCGGAGTCGTTGAGGGTGACCAGGCCGACGTCGTTGCGGATGGCGATCGCGTCGTGGAAGGAGAGCACGGGCCGCAGCGTCACCTCGTCGCCGTCGGGGTGACGCGCCGTCCCGTCCGCCCGTGGCGGGCAGAGGCACTCGATGTGGGCCATCGCTAGGACGGCATGTGGCCGAGGTCAGTCTCGTCGACGTCGCACACGACGACCGACTCGAAGACGCCTTGGAACGTCGTGGGCTCGTCATAGGCGTGGGCCGTCAGGACGACGACGGAGTTGCCGCCGACCTCGCCCTCGGTGCGGGTGTAGATGCGCGCCGGCATCGTCACCTGCCACGAGTAGGGCGTGGCGGTGGTCGGGATGAGGACCGTCGATGTGGCGACGAGGCGGACGTACTCGTTGTGGACGCCGTCGGAGAGCCAACGGTCCGACTGGGAGCCGATGCCGACGGTGTCGGTCGTCTTGGCCCACGTGCATCCGAGTTCGATCCCCCGCGCCCCGCGCCCGAGGGCCGAGATGTCGAAGGTCTGGTCGCCGTTGGCGAACCGCTTCTCGTCCCACGGCTGGTTGACGCGCAGGACGTAGGAGTGCAGCGCGTCGGTGATCTGAGCCGCCGCGAGGCCCGCGACCGTATCGGCGATGTAGATGCCGATGTCCTTGAGGTAGACGATCGCGTCGTCCTGAGAGACGTTGAGACCCGCGGTCGGCACGGCCGGGACGTCGGGTGAGTCGGTCGAGCCCGACGAGAAGATCGAGCCGAAGCGCCAGCCCATCGACGTCGAGAGCGGGCCGAGTCCGTCGGGTCCGGTGATCTCGAGGCTCTCCAGATGCCCGTCGCCGAACTGGAACCAGTCGGACGTGACGTCGTCGCCGAACTCGTAGCTGTAGACGTCGACGTCGTCTGGGGTCGTGGAGGCGGGCTTGTGCGTCCACGTCTTCGCAGCGCCGGCCCCGGTCGGGTCCACGGCTCCGCCGAAGATGGCGGACATGAGCAGCGGGATGTTGTTGTACTTGAGGGACGGGTCGGTCAGCGCGGCGGTCAGGTCCGGCGCGACGCGATAGGGCGGGGCCTCGGGATCGAGCGAGCCGACGTCGATGTCGGGGTCGGTCCAGTTGAGGTTGGGCGTCGGGGTGCCCTTGAACGGGTAGGCGCGGGTGGCCGCCACGGGCGTGGCGAATGCCGCCTGCCGGCCGAACTGATGCTTGCGAAACCGCGTGAAGCCCTGGATCGGCATCGGGATGGTTCTCCTCAGATGAACTGGTCGCCTATCGTCCGGCGCTGGACTAGGAGAGCCTGGTATTCGGTTGTCTCGTCAGCCCGTGTAGCCCTCCAGCGTGATCTGGGTCGCGTAGTAGGTGGTCCGCACCTCGATCCAGTCCGGCGTGTAGGCCGGCAGGTCGTCGATGCCCGTCACGCCCGCCACGGAGTTCGCGGACGCCGCGTGCGGGTTCGCGGTGAACCAGTCGAGGAACCCGTCGACGAAGGCGTCGCGCTGGCGCACGGCCTCGGCCGAGTCGTACAGGCCCCAGGCGATGACGATCTCGCACGAGGGATACCGCTGGCGCAGCCCGTCATAGGTCACCCGCTCGCGCATCGCGTCGACGAAGGCGTGCGGTGCGGTGATCGTCTTCGGGCGCCCGGGGTAGACGTTGAGGGTGATCTTCTCTTGGGTCGCGTAGGACTTGAGGAGCGCCACGGCCGCTGCGCGGAGGTCCGCCTGCATCCCGCTCATGTCCGCAGCCGCGTGTAGCGGCCCTGGCGCTTGCGGCTCCAGGTCCCTTCGATGATGGCGACGGCCGCACCGTTGTGGAGCGCCCGCTGCGCGGCCGCCGTGGCGAACGGCCGCTTGCGGATGCCGCGGACGTGGGCCTTGCGCCCGAAGATCGTGCCGCCCTTGCCGACCTGGCCCGGTGTGCGCGGCTTGGAGTAGCCCGACGTCAGGAGCATGTTCGAGGACTTGCCGCCGCGCCCCGAGCCCGAGATGCCCTTGGGCCGGATGTCGTGACGCTTCGTGCCACGGTCCTGGAAGATGAGATACCAGGCACCGAGAACGTAGGCCTTTGTGTCGGAGACGAAGCCCTCGTGGATGGACGACGCTCCCCGGCCGGTCCGACGCGGCGCGGTCGCTCGCGCGACGGTCGTCGTGTCGTGCTGCCACTGGCGGTTGATGTCGACGCGCATCTGGGAGGAGGCGAGGGCGGCGAGGCGGGCCCGGAGCTCGGGTCCGCCCTTGATCGTCGCCGTCGCGGTCATGCCACGCCGAACCTTCGGCGATGTCCGTAGAGCAGTTGGACCGACCGCGTCACGGGACGCCCGGGGTCCGGCTCGCGCATGGCGTACTCCACGGCGAGCTCGAGGGCGGACTGGGCGATGGCGGCGTCGGGGTCGTCGGTCGTTTCGGACCAGTCCCCGACGCGCGCCTTCGTCTCTGCGATGGCCGCCTCGAGCAGTCGCTGGAGCCGCGTCGACTCGCCGTCAGAGAGGTCTTCGCCGTCGAAGTCGTCGGACGTGATGTCGAGCCGCTGCTTGAGCTCGTCGAGCTTCGGCCAGTCGATCATGGCTAGGAGGCGACGTTGTAGACGGTGAAGGCGTCCGCGAAGCGCGGCGCCGGGAAGATGCCGCCGACGAGCGCGATGTCGCGCCCGGC